TCAGCCTTCAGCCCTGGCACACCTTCTGGCCACTTCCTGGCTAGCTGCTGCTTAGCCAGGTCTGAATGCTGCATGATGACCAGCACCCTGGCTCTCAGCCACTCCTTGACTTCAGGCAGCAGCCTGCTCTCTTCAATCTCAGGAAGGCTCTCTGACAGCCCTGCTGGCTCGCGAGGCTCACTGGTGCCCTGGGGCGGCTCAGACGGCTCCTGAGGCTCCTGGGGCACGTCTGGGACGGCTCTCAGGGGTGGGATGGCAGCCGTCAGCAGACCAGTGCCCCTTCTCCACTCCCAGACCTGGTGAGCCAGAGCTAGCCCAGCCCTGCCCTGAGTGATGTCCACCCAATACAGTTCACAGGAGTCACGTTCAGGCAGGGCATGAACCACCAGTGCCCAGTCAGGGTAGTTCGGTGGGTCAAAGGGTGAGCGTTCATCTGTGAGAACGTCGTACCTGACTGAATCCACATAGGCAGCCAGTTGAGTGGCATAGGTGCCAGCAGCGTATTCAAGGCTGAGACCTGTCTTCGTATCACCCACCAGCACTGAGCCAATAGGAATGACTGAACCATCAGGTGCCACCAGTGCCCTGGTGGTTCTGTATCTCCTGTCCATGGTGCCAGCCAGACCCCACCTGTCATTCACACACTGAGCCTCTACATCAATGGCCACCAGCCCAAAGTAATCAAGCATTGCAAGATAGGCATTGACCACAGCCCTGAACTGTGGAGCAGGGAGCCAGTCATGCTGAAGGTCAACATGGTCAAACATTGCATGAACAGCAGTCCCCTGAACCTTCCTGCTGTTGCCCTTCCCAGCCTGTAGGCATTCTTCAACATGGTCTCTGATTGCCTTCTTGTCTGATTCAGGGTCAAGTACTGAGACCATGGCCAGCACTTCAGGTAGCTGGGCTGCACCCACCAGGACAGTTCTGAGTTTCCAGTCAGTCAGGTTGCTCTCATCATCAAGCACCTTCCCAGCAGATGAGCTACGCCTACGCCTAACCATCTTCCCAGTCTCAGGGTCAAGCACCATAGGCGTACCTTTGCCCACTCTCCTGAAGTCATGTCTACCTGGTGGGTTCAGTTCTGGGTCATTCAGCAGGTCATCATTCATTCAAGGCTCCCCTAATCACTCTGGTCTGCTCACCTAGTTCTCTCAGGTAGTCATCATTCATCTCACTGACGATGATGTAAGCCCCTGGTCGGTCATCCCAGGCATATGACTTATTGACCATGAGGAAGCACACCTGAGCATCATCGGCCCAGACAATGCCTGTGAGATGGTCAAGCACACCCCTGACTAACTTGTCAATGTCAGGCTTCTTGATGGCAGGTGCCCAGCCCAGCCGATACTTAGGGATGGAGCTATGAGGGTATGGAAGGGTGCAATCAACCTGCACCCTGAGGGCACCTGTCATCACAGGTCTCTCCCCCATGGCATCCTTAGCAGCAGCCCTGACATCTTGTCTCCATGCCCCGACAGCAGCCCTGCTCTTAGCAGTACCAGCAGGCAGCATGGCACCATTAGGCATCCTGCTCAGGCTCCCCTTAGGCATAGGCACACCATCAACATGAATGCTCAGAGTGTTCATGATGCCTTCTTCAGCCTGTCTACATCAGCCTTACGTACCACCAGCTTTCCTGCCACCTTCCATGCAGGCAGTCTGCTGGTATCAATCATCTTGTAAACGGCTCTGGGAGTGAGTCCTAGTCTCTGGGCAGCCTGAGATACAGACTCAAGGTCAGAGATAGGCACTGCCCCTGGTGGGGTGGCCATAGGTTTGCCATACTGGCTCACTCAGGTTTACCCTGTCAAGAGTGTGAACCAGATTCTCGCGAACGTCCTGCTCCTGAGCCAGAGTGGAGCATCCTTGACAAGTTCACACCTGAGAACTACTGTCCCCACCTATGGCACACCAGCAGGCAGCAACGACGCTCAGTCTGCTCTCAGTAGAACTAACAAAGAGACTGAAGCAACTGGGGTACAGCAGGAGAGAGTTTGAGAGACGTTCAGGTCTGAGCCGTCAGACCCTCTACAAGATTGAGAAGGAAGGACACTCTGACCTGAGAGATGATACCTACAGGCTACTTGATGAATACCTGAAGTGGATACCAGGCACAGCACTGGCATTAGCTCAGGGTGAAGTGCAATCAGCCAGTGGGGCAGATGTGCTAACAGTGGCAGACAGAGAATCAGCCTACAGATGGAGAATCGTGGAGAAGATTCAGGGTATGAGCCTTGCAGAACTTGAGACCATGATTGCCGTGATGGAGCAGAGAACACTAGGTCAATCTGCCCAGACTACTGAAGAGCACCTTGAACTGATGGACCAGCGTTTGACAGACCTAGGCCAATAATGACCCTGTGGGGGTCAGGGAGAAGATGCAATGGTGAGCCATAGTCATGATGGGGACAGGGCAGGTCTCTTGAGGATTCAGGAGCTAGAGAGGCAGAACCTGCACTTGAGATACCATAACCTCAAGTTGCTTGAGCACCTTGAGAAGCTGCACCCCAATGGGGCAGATGCTGTGATCTACGTTCAAGTCAAGCAACCTGAGAAGGATGGAGAATGAAGCAAACTCAAGAGATGGTATTCATCAGGTGTAGGGCATTCTCCCACTCATGGCACTGGGGTGAGCCTCTGGGCAATGATGATGCTCACCCCACCATCAAGAAGCCATTCGGTATCTTTGAGGGAATGATAGGATTCCCAGCCACCTGCACAAACTGTGGCCAGGAGAAGGTCAAGTGGATAACCAGAAGTGGGGAGAGTGTGACCAGACGTACCTACCCTGATGGATACCAGAAGCATGGTGACGAAGCATTAGCACCTTCTCAGTATCGTCACGAATATGTAGAGTCCATCTTCCAGCAGTTTGAGCAGAACGTCACCAGGCTGAGCAGCAGGAGAAAGAAGGCATCATGATGAAGTTCAAGGTCAAGGTTGAAGTGGCTGTGAATGCACCAGGCACAGGGATTCAGAAGGAAGATATGACTTCTCTGGTTCTTCAAGCCATTGAAGATACTCTTGAGCAGAGCCTGAATGAAACGCTCATGGATATCGTAGCTGGGGAGACTGAGAAGGAAGAATGGGAAGATGCCTTTGAGACCACAGTAGAAAGCGTGGAAACATGACCCTGGTAGTAACCCATACTGAAGGGTTCCTAGGGTGCTTCACTGTGAACCCTGACGGCTCCATGAGGCAAAGGGCACTCATTGACACAGGCTCTCAGGCTCCCACTCCCCAGGAGCTAGCTGAGACAGGGGTGGTGCTGGCTGAGAATTATGGGTGGCAGATCAATGGGGTCATTCCTGCCCCTGTGAAGCAGGCTCTTCCTGCCCAGAAGAAGAAAGCCATTCCCCTAAAGCGTGGCCCTGAGCCTGGGTACCACCACAGGAAATACCCCAGCACTGAGCAGAAGCGAGAGATGATTCTTGCTTACCTGGGTGAGCATGGCCCTACCATCCTCACAGATGTGCTCAGGGGAATAGGGCAGCCCACAGACCAGACAGCAATATCTAACTGGTATCATACCTTCAGTGCCCTGTTCAAAGAAGGTCTCATCATCAAGGCTGTACCCAGCAAGGGTGGTAAGCCTGCTGTATATTCTCTGCCCTGATGTCACAGATGACTTGCAATCCTGAGTCTGAGGGTGTAGACCTGTGCTCACTCAGCACTCACCCACTCTCAAGGAGCACACATCATGCCTGAATCCACCCTAGACCTGGGAGCACCCATCCCAGTGAAGGAACGTCCTGCTTCACCCCCCAGGGGTGGCAGGGCACCTGTACGTCCTGCCTACGAAGCCTGGCTGAACCAGCTTCAGCCTGGGGCTGAGTACGAGATGGCCAGCAAGGATGAGGATAAGGCTCATTCCATCAGCCGTCTGAACAGCCTCAGGACTGTGGCTAAGGAGATGACTGCTGCTGAAGATGCAAAGTACATCTACCAGATTGACCAGGTGCCTGTAGTCCCCAATAAGCGCTACCGTATCTTTGCCAGTGTCAAGGAGAAGGCTCCTGCCATTCAGAAGGGTGACCAGAAGGCTTCATGACCTGACCCCACACCAGGAACAGAACCCCCAGACTCACCCCAGGGTCTGGGGGTTCTGCTGTTCTAGGGAGAGACATGGATATAGACCTAGCCAACATTAATGTAAGGTCAGGAGTGAATGAGCAGGGTAAAGGCTTCTGCACTATCGTGGCCACATCAGCAGCAGGGGACATCTTGCTAGGTCAGATGACACCTGAATGCCATAGGTGCCTTCATCGTGAGCATGAGAGATGAGAGAGAAGATGACTAGCTCAGCAGACCTGTTAGACCTGGTGACCAGACTGGGCAGGTATGGGAGAGCCAGGAACAGAGACATTGACAAGGAGCCTAGAACCATCAGCATCACTGATGATGAAGCCTTGCTGCTCCTGGCTGAAGTTCCATGGCTTGAGGCTCTGGGCTACCCTGACCCCAGCCCTAGACCTACTGGCAGGTAACCCCCACAGAGCCTCAGGAGCCGTCAGCAGGGCCAGGGGTGCTGCTGGTGCCCAGAACAGCCCTACGGCTCCCCTGGGGCATCCTGAGCCGTCTGGTGGCAGCCTGATGGGTGTCCTGAGCCAGAGCTAGCCCAGGGTGGCTCAGTCTCAGAGCATCGTCCCAGGTCAGCAGGGTTACCGCTGGTGTACCTGTGCAAGCAGTGGTCACCCTGTGGTAACCTGGTGGCCATGGCACATCACACACCCCCCAGAGGCAAGCTCAGAGTCATCCTGCTGGCTCGTATCAGCAAGGAGAAGGAAGAAGGAACTGACACCAGCATTCCCACCCAGGTGGCCATAGGCACTGCCTATGTGAACACTAAGCCAGGGTGGGAGCTAGTCAAGGTCATCACTGAAGAAGGGGTGTCTGGCTTCAAGGAGAATGTCAGCCGTCCTAAGCTTGAGCAAGCCTTGAGGATGATTGAGACTGGTCAGGCTGACGTTCTCCTGGTCTGGAAACTGGACAGGCTGACCAGGAGCCTGCTCAGGTTTATGGGTTACTGGGGCAGGATTCAGAAGGCTGGGGGTGAGTTTGCTTCTGTGGTTGAATCCTTTGACACCACTACCACCATGGGCAAACTCATGCTGCTGATTGTGGCCACCTTTGCTGAGATGGAAAGTGAGATGAAGAGAGACAGGGCATTGCCCTGGCATGAGCACAGGAGAGAGCAGGGTTTGCCTGTGGGTGGCCCTAGGCCATATGGCTATCTCAGGAGCAAGAATGCCCTGACTGTCATTGACGAAGAAGCTGCTGTTATCAGAGACATGGCTGAAGCAGTCCTTGAAGGAGAGACCCTTTCTCACATTGCTGGCAGGCTCATTGCTGCTGGCATCCATGGCCCCTATGTTGACAAGCAGGGCCAGCCTGTCAATCTCACAGTCAAGGGCATCAAGGGCATTCTGACTGGTCCCACTGTTGCAGGTCTCAGGAAGAACCTTGATGGTACGTTTGTCCCAGCCCAGTGGACAGCCATTCTTGAGAGAGATGAATGGGAGCAGGTCAGGACTGTCCTGCATGACCCTGCACGTAGGACTAACTTTGCTGATGGCAAACCTGCCTACCTACTGACTGGGTTTGCTGAGTGCTCTGAGTGTCATGTCAAGCTGACCAGGAAGAACCACCCTAAGGGTCTCAGGCTCCTGTGCAGGAAGTGCAATAGCTCACTCCCCATGAAGGTGGCTGACGATGCTGCCACCCTGTGGCTCATGGACAACATTGATGCTCAGGCATGGCAGAACCTGAAGGAGCAGGGCAGGGGGTTTGACCCTGAAGTAGTAGCAGCCCTTGAAGCTGAGAAGTCTGAGATTGCTCAGATGAAGGCTGATGGAGATATTGACCTGGCTCAGTTCAAGATTCTGAACAGAGACCTGAATGCTCGTATTGCTGCTGCCCATGATGAGACCCCACTTGACCTGCCTGACATTGCAGACCTTCAGACAGGATGGGAGACCCTGAACCTGGCAGACCAGCGTTCAGTCATTCAGACCCTGCTTGAGACTGTGGCCATCAGCCAGCACTCATCTGACTGCCAGGGCAGAGACAGGGTGATGATTGAGAGAGCCATCTGACCCTGGCTTTACAACCTGAAGAATGAAAGAACCCCCAGGGATGATGCCCTGGGGGTTCTTCTCTTTCCTGTGTCCATCACTACTCAGGAGAAGCCAGCATAAACCTTCTCCCAGCCCTTTACCAGCCTGGCTCAGATGGTCTACCGTCCTGGGCATGCTCTCAGATGCTGCCTGGCTGGCCAGAGAGAGAACCAGAGCCGTTCAGGCTGGCTTCACCCCCACAGTGACTGACCCTGTGGCCCTGGGGCTGCTGGCTGCCCTGCTGAGCACCCAGGAGAGCCGTCCCAGTGCCCCTGAGAGCCACGCTGACGGCTCTGGGGCACCCTGACCCCATGCTGCTGGTCTGGGTGCTCCTGGCTGCCCTGAACATGGGAGCTAGTGGGGGTGCCCCTGCTGAGCGTGGCCCTGCCATACAGGTGACCCCTACAGACCCACCTGAAGTGACCTTCAGCAGTGACAGTGAGAATGGGAGATGTGTAGGGGCAGAAGGTTTGCTCAGTGCTCATTCACCAGGTTGGTCAGTTGCTCGTATGTCTCGCATCATGTACAGAGAGTCCAGATGCATTCCTACCGTCAGGTCTGGTGCTGGTGCTGTAGGTCTGCTTCAAGTCATGACTTCTAACTGTCCTTACCTGGCAGAGCAAATGGGTGAGACCTGCACAGCTACGAAGCTGAGAGACCCTAACTTCAATATCAGGGCTGCACGTTCTCTCTTCCTGTACGATGGCTATACCCCATGGTCCACCTAGCTCTCAGGCAGGTCTCAGGGATTGCACAGCAGACAGAATCTCAGGGTCACTGATAACTGAAGTGTCATACCCTGGCCTGGGGTTCCCTGTGGCAATCGCGTAGGCGTACTTGTCTCCGAACCCAGGGATGCCAGCCATCTGCCACTGGTGCTCATTGCTCCATTCCACAGGGTCAGCTTCACCTTCCTGAGCTACAGCAGCCCTGTACCTGAGAATGAAGTCATTATCTGAAGCCAGTGCTGCTACATCTGAGTATGACATGAGGGTTCCTTAAGGGGTAATAGAGAAACAGACACCATTGAAGTGAAATGAAACGACATTGCCATTGGCTGGGATAACGTCACCAGTTGCATTCACTGCAATATTTCCAAAGGCACCAGCAGAAGAAACAGCGAACGCTAGGTCTAGGGGTGGACGATACCCAGCAGGCAGATTGAAAGCTGAAGCACCTAGGGTACCACTCTTGACGACACCCCTGAGATAAACCAGGTCTCCAACCTTTCTGTATTGAGCCACCTGCTGCCCACTCCCAAAGTTCACCCAGCCATTAAGAAACGTAGGTGCAATCCATGCACTGGGGGTGGTGGCAGTGGTGAGCCTGTTAACTTCATTGGTAATAGGGATGCCCCATGGCACTGTGGCAATCTTTGTCTTAGTGACTGGAATGGGGATAGGCATGGTGTTTGTTCGTCCTTTATCCTATTGAATCCCAGAGTGCTTCGTCCCATATGCCAGCATCCCAGCCAGACGTAGGTGCCCAAACCACTTCAGTGAATGATTCAGGCAGATCAACTGTGAGAGTGGTGTACCAGTCATCAGGGGTAATCCTGTGTTCAACAGACTGAATATGAACACAGACAGCAAACCCCCAGAACTCAGTAGGATGGGAATACCACACCCTGACCAGCCAGTTCAGGAACACTCCTAGTGTCCACTCCCAGGCTCCTGAGACCCCTGGGGCATACGCGACAGAGTTGACCCTGAGCACTGGGTCTGTGTAGTTGCTCATGATGTCAGCAGCCCTGATGGGAAGGTCACTGTCATTCTCAAGCACGAAGTCAAGTCTCTGGTAGGTATGGGGACCGTACTGCTTCTGAGAAGTCTTATCCTCAAAGGTCTGGGCATTCCCACCAGCCTTAGCCAGTGTCACCAGGTTCACCACCCTGGCCAGAGACCAGTCAGTGACCAGTTCCCTGGTGCAGATCAAAGGGGCACCAGGAGCCGTAGGGGTGTCATCCACAATGGGCATCACTGAGCCTTCAGCAGGATAACCCACCAGGTCTGCTTGCACCTGAGTCAAGTGGGTGTCAGTGGCTCTCCAATTCCTGTCTTTGTAGACACAGTTGCCCTGCCTGTCAGCAAAGAAGTTCCCACCTTCTGAATCAGCCGTCAGCCCACATTCATCTCTGACAGATGAACCACTGGCAATGATCTGCTGAAGCCAGAAGGTGCCAGGGTCCAGCAACCTGGGGACATAGCCCACCTGGTCAAGAAGAACCCCAATACGTTTCCCACCCCCAATGAGATTGTAAGCCTGACTGGTAGCCACATTGGCATTGCTCAGGACTGTGGTGGGGTCTACGCATTGCCACTGAGATATTACCCTGCCATCAAGGGTGTACCCATCAGTGATTGAGTCAAGGACATGGAATGCCAGAGGGTATGTCTTGCCTTTGTAGGTGGCTGTGACCCTGACCTGCCTGCCAGGTTGCAGACCTAGGGGGTGAGGGTCATGAAAGGAATACTGCCCATCATTGTTCAGAAGCTGAATGGCCAGACTGGCTACGTCGTACCTGTTCGTAAATCTCTCTCTGCCATACCTGATGCCCAGAGACTGCACATCACAGGTAATGTCATGCCAAACAATTGAGGGTGGAGCTAGATCAAGCTGGGTGACATACAGCCCTTGAAACTGAGTACCCCACATACCTAGGTTGCCCTGTGGGGGTGAACCCCACAGAGTGAGCCTGCCCAGGGTGTAGCCACTGGGAATGGGCTGTGCTCCTACGCCTAGCACATCCTGCCAGTTAGCCTGAGCAACATTCCCAGCCCCAATGTAGTTCAGCCAGGTGCTGCCACCATCGTAACTGTAATCCAGATTGACAGTGTAGTTGGTAGGTGTCTTACCAGCCATGAGCCTGGCTTGAACTGCCACCTGATACCTGAACCCTGGGATGATGGTAAAGGACTGAGACCAGATGCCTGCATATCTGGTCTCTATGGGCATTGTCTTAGCTGAGACACTGAACACATTGCTTGCTGTGGTGTAGTTGTACTTGCTCGTGTCCCCAGGGAATGGGTACTCGCCAGCAGTCCACCCCACTGGGGCACCACCCACCCCACCACTGTTGAAAGGGAACTGAATGCTGTTGCCACCCACTGTGAGAGCACCAGATGTGGCTAGCTCCACTGTGAGAGTGACACCCTGCTTCTGCCAGTCGCGTATGCTCGTACCCATCAGGCAATAGCCCTGCCTGAAGTACGACCATACTCCTGAAGAGCCTCATAGACCTTCCTGCCTACTTCTGCATTAGCAGTCAGGGCATAGACATTGATGGTCACTGAGCCAAACCCTGAGCCACCCCTGCTGAGTGGCACCACAGCTTCAGGGCCAGCTTCACCCAGGAGAGCTACAGTGGGACCATTGACAATGCCACCCTTAGCCATCTCTGGAATGTGGAATGACTTACCACCTGCAAAGGGCACCCAGGATGGAACCTCAAACCCAAACCCACCTACTGTGCTGTTCCACAAACGCTTGATGGCATCAAAGGCAATCTGGAATGGGTACTTGATGACATCAGCCAGACCATGAAATGCATTGTTGATGGCGTTATACAAACCCCCAAAGAAGTCTCTCACTGGGTTCCATGCAGCGAGCACCAGGTCTGCACCACGCTTGAAGGGGTAGCTGATGATATCCCAAACTGTGCTGACAGCCTGCCTGATGAACTCAACAGCAGCAGTGGCAGCACCCTTGATGCTGTCCCAGTTCCTTTGAATGGCCAGGACTGCCAGCCCAAAGGGGCCAGTCAGGATGGCCAGCAGGAGTGGCCAGTTGTCTCGTACCCAGTTGTAGAGCCATTGGAATGCCCCCATGATGGCATCAATGGCAGTATCAACTCCCTGCCTGAACCAGTCCACCTTTGTGTACAGCAGGACGAATGCTGCCACCAGGGCTGCAATGGCCACAATGACAATGCCAATGGGGTTCGCTGTCATTGCAGCATTGAAGAGCCACTGAATAGCTGTACCTGCTTCTACTGCTACATTCCAGATGACCTGGGCTGCCTGCCATGCCTTGATGGCCAGGACTACAGCAATGATGCCAGCAGCCAATGGGAGCAGCCAGTCGGTATTGTCCTTCACAAAGGTCACCAGGTCTCTGATGACCCCAGCAATAGCCACGATGGCTGGCATCAAGGCTTGACCTATCTGAGCCTGAGTGTCCTTGAACTGGGCACTCATGATGGCTTGCTGCCCAGCTAGAGACTTGCTCTCATCCTTGAAGGTGCCAGCAGCATCAGCACTCTGCTCCATGATGAGAGCCTGAGTGGCCATTGACTTGCCATAATCAGTAGCCTTGCCTTCAGCATCAACTAGCCCCATCTCAAGAGCCTTAGCCTGGACAGCAGTCTCCTTGATGCTGACACCATACTTCTCAATAGGGTCTCTCTCACCCTTGAGAGCACTGTTGATGGCATTCATGGCATCAGGAACATTGCCCCCGAACATTGCAGCCATATCAGCCGCACGTTCAGTAAGAGCCTTAGTGCTGCTGGCCACTTCATCAAGTGGCACCCCAGCATTCTTCATCATGGAGCCAGTGACAGCAGCTAGCTGGCTGAACTCAGCCTTGCTGATGCCCATATTCTCAGCAGTGGTATCCCCAAACTTCTCCATGTCTTTGGCATAGTCACCATAGACAGACCTGAGAGCACCTATGGCTTGCTCCTGGTCACTGGCAGCACCCACCACAGCCTTGCCAGCTTGCACCACAGCATCAACAGCAATAGCCCCGACAATGGCTTTGCCCATTGACTTTGCTGTGTCCTTGAATCCCCCTACATCCTTCTCAAGTTCACCGATTGACTTCTGTGCAGATGATACGTCACCTACAATCTTCAGGAGAAACTCTCTGTCAGCCATCAGCCTGGTGCCCTGTAATTCCAGTCCTTGAATGCCTTATCTACAGCTTCAGCCCACATCTCTGTGTATTTCCTGCCCCTAGCTCTGGCAGTGGGGTACAGGAAATACCCCTGCCTTCCCTGATGGGGTAGGAACTGCTGAGTAGTGGGTCTCCCACCACCCCCAAACTCAGCACCATAGAAGATGTCTGTATACCTGACACCAGGTCTGGCCAGAGTCCTGGGCACCCTGACAACTGGCACCCTATCTCTCTTAGCCTTCAGCCCACTGGCTGCCAGGCTCTGAAGCTTTGTATGGGCAGCAGACTGGGCACCAGCTACCAGGTCACTGGCAATGTTCTGGGATGCATCCCTGACTTCATTCTGCAAGTCTTTGGGAATCTTATTCAGCACCTTGAGCAGTTCTCTCATGCCATGAATCTCAGCAACAGTATCGCTAGCTGCTCTAGGCATTATCTCTTCCTTGCTGCTTGTCTACGCTGTCGTCTGGCTTCATCCTTCATCAGTTCCACCATGGCATTATGCTCAGCCACAGTCAGTGCCCTGTACTCACTGGGAGTGATATGCCAGTAGTGCCAGAAGTATGCCTTATCTTTCAGTTCAGAGGCACTGACTGAACCTTCTGAGGGTCCACTTCAGCAGCCTGCATCTGAGTAGAGAACTCCTTAACCTCTGACATCTTCACATTATTCTTGAAGTCATCCCAGGTTAGCCCTGGGTTCTCCTTACGCTGGGTGGCCCACATCACACCCCCTGCCAGCATCAGGGGGTCTGCTTCACCCATGGGCACACCCTTGAGAGCATGGGTGGTAATCATCTCCACTTCACCCAGCGTCAAGTCATCAAAGAAAGACATCAGGCAGCAGCATCCTCAAGAGTCCTGCTGGCATGAGTGTGAGAACCTGCTGCACCCAGGACAGTGACTAGGGTGCCATCATCTCTGCTGATATCTCCGATTACGTCCATCTCAAGGTTAATCTCAGTAACCTCATTGATGCCAGCATCAACTACAGGATATGCCACCAGTCTCACTTCTCCTGTCCAGTGAGGATTATCAGCAGCAGCAGGAGCGTTACGATAAGCAAACTCAAAGGGGACCACTGCACCAGGACCACCCACTGAAGTCAATGCTTCGTCAAGAGAGTCAGGGCCAAGTGACATCTTCAGGTCAATCGTCAGCACCCAGGAGAACCCCAGAGGGTCACAGAAGGTAGCAGCAGCATCATCATCCTCAGGCATGAGATGCACCCCTGAACTAAAGCAGGTCAGGTCAGCAGCTACCGTGACAGGGGGACCGACCCCATCTTCACCCAGGGTAATCCATGGGTCAGTAAGTCTGATAGGACGTGCAGCCATTCTGGTTCTCCTTATTCAAGGTCATATGTCAGATTGATGGAGCAGGCTAGGTAATCCACCCCACCCACCTGCATGGGATAAGGGGCAGTGGTGTCAATCAGTGTGAAGTAGGTGCCCTTGATGGCTGGCAGAATGCTGGCCACCCCATCTTCAAGGGTCTCTAGCTTTCCACCTGGCTCAATTCTCTGGGCCACTAGGATTATCTCCATGGTCACTTCATAGGCACACATCGTGGACAGCTTCAGCCAGGGGTCACCCCAGGAGATGAGCACCATGGGTGGAGCTACTGAGTCAGGGAGATGGTCAACTACACCCCACTCAGTAGGCAGAGCAGCTGCACAGATGGCAGCCAGTTCTTCTCTGGCCAGACTCAGCTTCATGCCACACCCCAGCCAGTCTCCACCTGGTAGTAGGCAATCAGCAGGCTGTCATATCTGGCCACCAGGTCTCTGGCTACCCTGACTGGCCCAGTCTCTGAGAGACCCATGATGCCAAAGGTAGCGTCAGGCTGTTTCCAGATGTCAATGCTCAGGCTCAGGGCCACTTCTGCCACTGTGGCTGGCACAGGGCTCAAGTCAGTCTCGAGCCCCACCCAGTCATTGATGGCTTCTGTGGCTGCATCACAGACCTGCTGAAGTCTGGGGTTCCCTGGGTCACGGTAGCCAATCTGGCTCGCGAGGATGGCAGGGGTGGTGTAGGACATCTCAGACGGCTCCCAGACGTGCCCCTGTGGCTCCCTGAGCCGTCTGGCTGCCCAGGTGGCATAGGCGTGGCCCTACGCTCCCCAGGCAGCCAGGACGGCTCAGACGGCTCACTCAGGCTCCTGCTCATCTGGCAGGGGCAGGAGCACTGCATCCTGATGACTCTCAGGCTCTTCGTCAGCTAGCTCAGTGGCTGTGATGATGAAGGGCTTTGAGCCACCAGTGCTGACAGTGACCTGAACAGTCCTGGCCACCCCAGTGATACCCCCAATGGGGGCAGTCAACTGGGTGGGACTGACCAGGGTGGTAGTTCTGGGGTCACTGTCAAAGCTGACCTTTGAGCCTGATGTGAAGCCAGTGCCTGTGATGGTCATGGTGAACCCAGCAGCACCCACAGCCTTAGTGGCAGGGTTAATGCTCACCACTGCTGAAGCAGGGCCACCACCCCCACCCCACAGGGAAGGTGGGTAGGAGTCCTGATATGGGTCTGTGAATACTGTCATGGCTCAGGTCAGCCCAGTAATCTTCACCACACCATTACGCTCAGCAGGTGGGGTATCAGAAGGACCAGCTTCAGTGGTAATCGGACGGTAGAACCCCAGGCTGGTGGCAACTGCAATCTGACGACCAAAGACAGACGGCTCAATGGCTTGCATCACAGGATGACGCTTCTCATAAACCTCAATACCAAACCTGTTACCGATATACAGGGTCGTATCGGTAATGCCCTGAGTCACCACAGCCCTGAGACCTGCCACAGTCATGGTGAAGTCAGTAGCACTCCCCTGACCCATGGCATTAGCTGGTCCCACTGCTGGGAACAGGGGTCGCCCTGCCAGGTCAGTGAGACCCAGCAATGCACCCCAGCCCTGTGGACCCATGGCCAGCCAGGTAGGCAACTGGCCAGTATTGGCAAAGACAAGGGCTGAAGCTTCTCCAATGGCAGCCATGACATCAGGCATCGTGATTGCCACACTGTCAGAAGTCTTAGCAATCTCAGTGATTACAGCAGCTTCAGAGACAGCTTCAAGCCGCCTATTCATATGCGTAACCACCATGTCAAGGCTTGAGGCAATCATGTCAATGAGCAATTCACTGACGTTGATGTACCCCCCATATACCTTCATGCCCACAGGCTCAGCAATGATGTCCCATGTCTTGCTTACTAGCTCACTCTTCTCCTGGCCCTGTGGCCCTACACCAGTCATGTAGTTGGCATCAACAATCCTGGGACGGCTGAACTGAGAGCTAGTCACAGGGTTCACACCCAGAGCACTGAACAGGGGACGCCCACCAGGGTGAGGGTCAAGAATCGGACCCTGGCTGCTGACAACTACCAGACCATTGAACCCACCAGCAGTGGGAATGGTATTAGCCTTGTCCAAACCCAGGTGCTCAGCAGCACGACGATGGAACTTCTGCCACCTGGTTACAGCTTCAGGGCTGCTGTTCTGGTGCAGACCATCCCACAGGTATTCACCAGCAGAACGGTATTGAAAGTCTCTGGCAACTACTGTGGGGTCAAGCCTTGACAAACGCTGCTTAACAGAGTCTGCCATCTCAAGGTCTCCACCCACCTTGTCAATCTGAGAGTCAAGGAATGCAATGCGGCTCCTTGCATTCTGAATCTGCTCAAGGTCAGTCTCGTAAAGGTCTCTGCCTTCATCTTCAGCAGCAGAAGCCAAACCTTCAATGTATGTGACCTTCTGCTCTCTCTCATCAAGGAACTTCCTAATGAGTGCATCAACTGCCATCTCTTCAATCCTTTGTCTAGAACGGTAGGGTTCTGACTAGGGAGAAGGGTGCAGTTCAATCAGATGGCTGAAGGGTGCCTGAATGGTTCAGGGGTGCTCTGGCCTATCTGGGCTGGGTGCTTCTGTGGTCTCCTGGGAGCGTAAGCCATCTGAGCCACGCTGGTCAAGGGGTGGTCTCAGATGTCTCCTGAGCACCTTCTGGCTGGCACTGAAGGTAATGCCCAGAAGCCTGATGGTGACCAGGATGCCAGTGAGAAAGCCTAAGAAGAAGGCTGAGATGAGTGGGAAGGCATCGTAATTGATACCCAGCACTGAGTCACTTAGCTTCTAGGTCGTCCATGGTGAGACCACTCAGGTTCAAGAGAGACTGAATGTGCTGCCCATGATAAGCAGAGACCACCAGTACAGCACCTTGATTGATGAGTGCTGTGTATGCCTCAGGAGAGAGAGCCACCCCATTGGCTGAGAACGTATTAGAGTAATCAGTGAACCCATAGATGACCATATCGTCTGTATCCTCTGGTGGTAGTGGGGTCGGCCCTGGTGCTGGTGCATTGACGGCCCTACGCATGCATTCATCCCTGATATCAGCCAGGAGCCAGGTGCCAGACGAATTGCATGAGCTAGGTTGCCATGGCCCTTGCACTGCCCAGGCTGCTGCTGGGTCTATCTTTCTGTCAGTCCACCCATCTCCTGCCCCTAGGGCATGAGTGAAGATGTCATCAGGACGATTGCCAAAGTAGGCATTCAGGGCATTGCTGCCAGCAAAGTAGGAATCAATCTGAACCTGGTTCCATTGCTCCCCTAAGCCATTATTAGCAGCTTCAATGGCAAAGGTGGTGGCATTCGCATTGTCCTTAGCTACCGTGCCCCTTGAGAGAGTGAGTGGCCCACCCTTACCAGCAGTGTTAGCAGCCCCAGCAGCAATGGGCCAATATTGACCATCCCTATCAAGGAGCAGATTGCCAATGGGGTTATCCTGCCCATTCACCTGGTAGTACACATCATCTTCAGGGTCAGCAGATGAAGCAGTGTGATGCCACTGAATGCCCAATGGCATTGAAGGGAACCCACCACTTGAACGAGACCTAGACTCCCACCCTGCATTCACAGAAGTCTCAATGACTGTCAGACCTGCATCCCTGAGAATGTCAGCCAGGTCAGTAATCCAAATGTCACCCATCAGAGATGTCCACTGCATCATCAGGGTCCATGTCTCCAAACCCATGGAACCATCTCAGGAACAGGGTTCTGAACCTGGCCACCCTCTCAGCTTCAGGCTCATCAGCAGGGTCAGACTGCTGCTGCAACAGAACCAGAGCCTCATAGGCCAGGAATCCCTTTGGCTCTAACGGCTCTGAGCTAGCCATGGGGGGAGCGTCTGATGAAGCCAGCCAGGTAGGACAGGGCAATGATGCCCACTTCAACCACCAGGAACCAGCCTTGAGTCTCAGTCATGCTCGCGAACCCTTCAGTTCTGTCAGGAGTGCCCTGATGCTGTTCAGGTGGGGGGTGCCATCAACCTGGGTACCGTCAGCACTTCTCATGCTGGTAATGCCTGCCCCTGCATACACAGGCACTGGGGTAGCTGCTACATGGTCAATGGCCACCTGAACCCTGCTCACTACCCCATCAATCAGCTTAGGGGGTCTGTAATCTCCAAAGTTGATACTCAAGCCTGTGTGAGACTCCTGAAGCATTGACCTAACCTTATCTAGGTCTCTGCCTTCATAAAGCCTGAAGGTGGCATATGCCCCATCATCCTCACTTCTCAAGTCTACTGCATGACCTACCCAGGCATCAAAGGACTGCTCATCATGGTCAAGCACAAACTTGATGAATGAGGCATTACCCCTACGATGCACTCCCTGGGCCATACGAGCACAGGAGCCTTTCAGGAACTGCTCTTTATATCTGGTCAGTTCACCAGTCTCAGGGTCTCTCTCCACCACTTCAGCAATCTCACCATAAGGCACAATGCAACCATCAATGGTTCTGCCATCATCTCTGAGCATCAGCCTGTCAGTGCCGATAAACCTGGTCAGGCTCATTTCAGTACCCCTGTCAGTGACTCTACGGTAGCTGGCTCATTGGGAATGAATCTCTCAGCAAGCCTAATCTCATCAACAGTAATGGCAGGATTGCCATGGACATCCTGAATACGATTCAGAATCTCGTACGTCTCAGCCCTTTCCTTCATGGTGGGTCGTACGTATTCATCCCTGTTGAATTCAAGGACACTACCCCTGGGCAGCAGCCAGTTACTCATAGCTGATGCAGCAGTGTTCGCTAGGGGTCTGAGTGTGGCTCTCCAGTGAAAGTCAAAGATGCCTTGAACATTGGAATAGGGTGAACTTTGGTCCTGTGGCAATCCCACCAGATATGGGGGGACACCTAGAGCAGCAGCAATCCTGGTCTCATCAAAGACTCTCATCTCAATCATGCCCATCTCCTTAGGGGAGATGGTCAGTGCCTGTAGCTCAATGCCACCACTGAGCACCGCTGGTGCCCCATTACGCCTACTGGCAGCACTGACCCACCTGTTCTGTAAGTCAGCAGCTTCAGTACCGTTCAGGTGCCTAGGGTGCTTGATGACACCCCAGGGGACACCACCCCTGCTGGCCAGGTTTGACACTGACTGCTCAAGGGCAGCAGCACTGATGAGGTTACGTCCTGCCCATTCAAGGGGACCGATACCCCTGAGATTGCCAGGGTAGCTCTGATACTTGATATGGCAGACATCTGCTGTCTCAAGCTTCTGCCCACTCAGTCTGTATTCAATCTCACCATTGGCTTTCTCAATGTTCACCCACAGTGGATTCAGAACCACCCACCTGGCCACCTGGCCATCATTGTTCAGCCCATACCTGCCAGTAGCCCACAGGATTGCCTCACCTGTGCCTTGCAGGGTATTGAAGAGTTGCTTACAGGCTTCTACCCAGTCAGAGTAAACCTCAGGCTCAGGGTTATTAGCCCAGTCAGGCAGCTTGAACTGACTGACCCCCTTCATACCGTACACAGGGAAGCTGGCTAGCTCGCGAGTGTTCAGGTCAATGCAGGTGCCCAGAGTGCTGACCTGTTGACCTACAGCCTGGCCCTGCCACGCTGGGTAGCCCCACTCAACTGGCCAGCCCTGCCATGCCTGAGCCTGCACTGGTGGCTCCCAGGCTGGGTACTGAACATGTACGTCACCATAGCCCTGGGGTACGTTTGGCCCCACAGAGCCAATAGGCTCATTATCGTTTGGGGGGTTATCTCTGGGGAGTGCTCTTGATCTGAAGTCTCTGATTATCAACAGGTCTGATGCATCCCCCATACAAAGTACCAGCGTAACAGATGTTTGCCATTGTGGTAAAGATGTGGTTACCTGGGGATATGTCTGGGAGAAACGCCATTGCCTATGCCAGCAGAGCATTCAAGGACGCTCAACAGTTCTTGGCTGAGAACTACGTTCAGTGCTGGGTCAGTGACTCAGCAGGTAGGTGCAGGAACAGGGCCACCATTCCAGACCATCAGCCACCACTCTGCACAGTACCTGACCCAGCACTCTGGCAGGGGCAGTTCTGGGGTATGTGCAAGTACCACAGTTGCAGGCAGAGTGGCCAGCTATCCCATAAGAAGCACCAGCCACCACCTAGTAGGTCATGGTGAGAACTGCTCCTGCTCCCAGGTATGGGACTGCTCGTAATACACATCGTCCCACCATGGGTGACTATGTGGCTGAGATGGGCAGTGAGCTAGGCTTGAACTTCTACCCATGGCAGGAACTGGTCTCTGATGTCTCACTGGAATTGACCCCCAGGCAGAACTATTCAGGGGACCAGTCAATGCTACGGCTCCACCATCAGTACGTAGGTGCTCTAGTAGGTAGGCAGTCAGGTAAGACAGCCTGGTCAGTTGCCAGAGTCCTGGCACAGTGTCTGCTCCCTAACAGACTGGACATTGCTGAGAGAGTGGGACTGACTCACTTCAAGGCTCAAGAAGTTGCCTATACGGCTCAGTCTCGTACTGTGGCTGTGCAGAAGTGGCAGGAACATATAGAGATTATCCATAGGTCAAGGTTTGGCCACCACATTGACAAGGTGACCCTTTCCACAGGTAGAGAGTGCCTGAGGTTTACCAATGGCTCAACCTACCGCCCCATTACGCCTAATAAGACTGGGGCCAGGGGACTGACCTTAGACCTGGCCATTATTGATGAGGCTCTGACTCATCCTCTGTGGCTGCTGCCAGTCATCAGACCCACCATGGCCCAGAGAGACAGTGCATCAAACTGCTGGGGCAGTCAGTTTGTGATAATCAGCAACGCTGGTGACGAAGATTCAGAACTACTCAACAGGATGCAGGAGCTAGGTCAGGACAGTCTCTCAGACCCTGAGGCTAAACGCTGCTGGCATGAGTGGAGCATGGAGCCTGGTCGCGACCCACTTGATGAGCAGACCTGGCTAGACACCATGCCCACCCTTGAACTGCCTGACGGTATCTCCCTTGACTTCTTAAGGCTTGAAGCTGAGACCATGAGGCTCGAGCAGTTCATGAGAGAGTATCTGTGCTTCAGGGTGGCTAAGTCTGAGGCTCAACTCATCCCAGTGGAGAGATGGCAGGATGCCCACAGGGGTGATGTCCTGATGCCTTACGATGTGGTGCTGGCCCTAGACATCAGCCCTGAACGTCAGAGAGCCAGCCTGGTAGCTGCTGGGGCCGTAGGGGAGTACCTAGCTCTTGAAGTAGTTGATGGCAGAGAAGGACTGGAATGGGTGCTCGACAGGTGCTCAGAGGTTTGTGAACGCTGGGGGTGTCCCCTGGTACTTGACTCAGGTGGGCCAGCAGCAAGCCTGATACCAGCCCTACAGGCTAGGAACCTGACGGTAGTGCCGATTGCAGCTAGAGAAGTGGCTAACGCTGCTGCCATGTTCTACGATGCAGTCATGAGCAAGCGCATTGCCCACCAGAATGACTATCGGCTGAATGATGCTGTTACTGGTGCCAGTAAGAGAGCAGTGGGTGAGAGATGGGCATTTGATCGTAGGGGTCATATTGACATCTCACCCTTAGTAGCTGCCTCATTCGCTGTCTGGGCAATAGAGACAGGTCAAGTGAATAAGCCAGGTATCTTCTAGATATCAGGCAATTTACTTGTAATTGACCCAGGAACTATGCAGAATGGCGCGAATATAGGTACGGCTCCTGCACATCACCCCAATGTCACCAGTTGGCACACCAGATGACATCAGGATGAGTCAAGAGAACAGGAGCCGTACCCATCTCCCTGCCTAGCACATCCTGTAACCCCAGAGCAACAGCCAGACTCAATTCTCAGGTTGATGCCTGAGGGTCAGACTCAGCCTCAAGTGAGACAGTTGGC